TTTCTTCCATTGATTGGAAGTTTACATCTAGAAGGATTGTCTAAGCTGTTACGTTGGTTCTTGTATGGACGGATGTTTACAAAGAATCTTCTATCAATTCTAGTTCCCTCCCATACTTCGTTTACCCACTCCCATTCCATCTTAGCATTAAGATCTTTGAGTTCCTGAGGCAACTTGTATCCCTCTTCTACGTCAAACATCTCAGTATTCCCCGTATTAGGATCGTCATAAGTCACAAATCCAATACGTTTCCTACTCTTCCAGTAAACTGTTATTATCTCAATTAATCTATTACGATAGATGTTATCATCTGCCCCACTTGCTTCTGCCCTATATAAGAGGTAAGCTTCTGCTGATGTATGTGTTGGGGATTCTAGCTCGAGAACCTGCTCATCAGATAGATATTCCCCGAATATGTCAATAATGGTAGATGCATGAGAATATTTTCTAATGATGGCCCAATCGGCATCCTCAACAAAATCGATATCAGGATCTTTGTCATAATCTACATCTAATGGATTAACTACATCGTAAAATACTTCATCTCTTCTTACCCCTTTATGTGAGTATGTTTCCCCAGTTACAAGGAAGTGGAAAAACAACTTTTGAAACGTATCATAAACTTCATTGTAGTACATGATATAGTTCACAGCTGCTTGCCCCATTACTGCTCTGTGATCTACATAACTTCTTTCGAATTCTTCTGCTACTTGCTTTGGGAGAGGTGGTTCCTGGTCTTGTGGGAGCTCTACCTGTTGCTGTTTAGCTAGCTCGGCTAAGAACTTATTCTTAAGATTAGCCAACATTAAGTTCTTAAGTGCCTCTTCTTTCAAACTGATCGAGTCAGCATTCTGCACAGTAACTGTGTACTCTAAAGGACGTTTAGCTTTCTCCCCAAGCAACAGATCGATGATCGGCTTAATGATCGGATAGTTACGGAGCTTCGAAGGAAAGTGGCTTCGGGTTTTGCCATAAGGTTTAAGGACATAGTTGTAGTCCTCCTCGTCGATTACCCCGTTATAGTAATCATACAGAGATTTCAGGTAACTGCGTCTCTCACTAATACCAAACTTTGACAGATTGATAAAGGCATTGACACAGTCTTCTTTCCACTTGTCATCTTTCTGAGAGAAGGGAATTCGTTGCTTGGGGATTGTAGCTTGTCCGAACATTAATACAAAAGTAGGTTTGTTTTACAGCAGGTCTTTAAAATAAGTTGATTTGTGGGATTGTTTATTGTATCACACTCTTACTTATAAATCTTATCAAACCAATCATTGCTTGAGTTATCAGTATCATTAAAGCTTAACTCCTTGTTATATAACTCTCTAGTGTGGTACATGCCCACCATCAAGGCCATAACACGGTCAAAGTTACCCTTCCTGTTAAACTTGATTAACTCTTGCAACAATGCAAGGTCATAAATCTTCTGCAAGTTAAGGGTAATATTGCCTTCTTCGTCAGCCCCTCTCCCAGAAATTAACCAGTCTCTGATATAAAGTTCTCCCTGAGACTTTCTCTGCTCGGTCATGTGCATACCAAACTGACGTTTAACATTCTTACTTCGAAGCTCTTTTTTATCCAACATCTCAAATTCTTCTTGCAGCAGGTGCATTTTACGGAATCTCTTAGCATAAGCTATGACTTCTCCTCGGTCATTCTCGAATCCTATCTTAGCATTGTAGTATTCTGCTAGCATAAATAGTGTTCGGTTGTATTCATCCTGAGTTTGAGGACGGCCTACGTAAGATGCTACAATTAAGTCATCTGGCTTAGACATATTGTTAGGCACCTTAAGAACATAAGCTGCTCCTAGAGAGCTAGAGCTTTCTGCTTTTCCCTGCGCATATGGGTCATGACAAATAACGTACAGGTTCTTTGGGGTTACTTCTTCTACTTCTGTTTTAAACGGGGTTTCGTATATTACTACAGCTCCAGTTAAGTTGTCATCCTTTCTGTGTGGGAATTTAGATATTGCTCTAAGATTGCTGTTAGGGGCAAAATCAGCCTTCCCTTTAGTGTTGTAGTACATCTCCCCTACCACGCCAATTGTATCCAAGTTGCCAGATATTACTCTATTATACTGTTCTTTTAACGAGTTAACGTCGAATGTGTTTGCCGTGACTTGCAAGGTTGCTTCCTGCGGAGTAAAGGGATGTTCAGCTATATACTGATCGTAGGACTTTGGGTCATTCCCTTTCTTCTTTTTCTCTCTTTGCTCTTCTTCGTACTCAACTGCTTCGTTAATTAAACTATTTCCATTCTCATCTATGAATCCATCTAGATTCTTGTAGATTGGGACGAAGTATCCACAGATTGTTCCCATAGCCCCTGCATCCCAATCGTTCTCAAACCCTAAACAGTTGTAAGCCTCAGGGTGATAGAACAGTTCTTCCAGTCCTTCGAATCCAGGGCCCTCTTCTCCACCAGTTCCAAAGGCAATCATGGTACCTAACGTCTTAGAACCCTGTCTCATTGTAGGCATAGCTACCTCCCAAGCCTTAAGCAAGCCTGAGAATGAACCTGATTCTTCGAAGAATATCAACTCCCCTGCTTTACCACGTATCTTATCTGGATCGTCTTTTAGAGAGACCCCAATTATCTGTGACTTAAACCCTAGAGTTACGTCAGCCCCATTTACGTTCTTCTTATAGCCTGATTGCTTGTGCATCTCACGGTCAATTAAACGAGGTTGTGTCCAAGCTGTGTTATCGTCTATAAAAGATATGATATCCCAAGCTTTAGATAGTATTCCATCTCCAGTTAGGTACTGCTTATCCGATGCAAACACGAGGTTCTTACTGTTTCTAAGGTGAAAGTAGTTCCTACATAGCATAGCTGCAGCTTTGTAAGAGAAACCCTTACGTCTAGCCTTGAGTACAACCATGTGTTTGTTCTCCCTTCTGGCCTTATCTACAGCATTAAAGTACTCAAAATCCCCATCATAAAAGGCTGGGAAACTTCGATCTCTTCGTGATATTACCTCCCCATCTGGCTGCTCTTCATCGATAATTCTATCAATTGGGCAGTAGTTAAGGTAGAAATAGTGGAATCCTGATATCTTAACCCCATTTATCTCATGCCCATGCATGCATTTAAACTGCTCACTATCCCAATAGTCGTAGTATTGCTTGGTTCCAGGTAGGGCATCAGTGTAGTGCCCATACTCGATGTAGTGTTTAGCTACTGCAGAGAATAGATGGGTATCTTTTAGCATTATTCACTGTATTTGTTAGTCTTAACCCCTGCTCTGTTAGGGTTATCCTTAGCCTGCTGCTTCTGTACTAGCTCTTCTAGTCTATCTAAGCCTTCGATTACCTCCCCAATCTTAGATAGGTTAGCAACTAGGTCTTTTGCTTGGTAGAGAAGCTTACCGTTCTCATCCATAGCTGTAAGATCGATGTCTTTGAAGTACTTTTCTAGCTTATTAACTGCAGACCTAGCTGACTTAAGTAGTTTTACAGCATGTGTATCGGACAACTCCCTGTACTTATTCAACCCTGCATGTAAGTTAGGGGTTGACTTGACCTTTAAGTCCTCCATTAGCTTATCTTTCCTCTCATTCTCGTCATAAGCTGCATAGCTGGACCTATGATCTGCAAAAAAGTAGATAAATGCTAACTCTTTAGTAGTTAACTTCTCGAATTCTGGGATAGTCAAAGCATACGGAGATGGGATGACTATGTTATTATTTACTGTTAGCAAGTCTTTCATTTTTGCGCCTGGTTTTCTCGTTTAGATGGGCTATCCTTTCTGCTTTAGCTGAGAATGCCCCAAAATATGGGAGTCTGATTGTAGCAAACCCCCCTTCTTTCATGATTTTAGCTACATACTTAAACTGATAGTAGATAATCTCCTCTACTTTTTGTAGCGGGAGGTTATGTTTAGTAGCTAACTTCTGAATGATTACTTTTTCCTTGTTCATTTCCGAAGGTTAATCGGTTTTCCCGACTTTCCAATCTGAATAGGTTCCCACCTAGATGGCTCATCAGGGCATTTAGCTGTTTGCCAGCTGGCTTTCTGCTCAATATAGCACCCACACAAGCCACACTGTTTAGTTTCCTCTTGCAAATTAGGACATTTGAGACATGTCTCTATTCTTTCCTCGTACTCTTCTTGAGTTACAGAGGGCATTCCAGCTGCAATATACTCTGCTGATGCTTTTGCAAAGTTTGCAATCATTTTAAGAAATGATGGGGTCTTTTTACTCATGCTTCTTCGATGTTTGGTTCTATTAATTCTGTTAAATGAAGTCCTTCTACGTTTCCATACCCATCTTGTATCACCATTAGTGAGTAAAACCCTATATAAAAGAAGGTGAGTACTTTAGTTGGGGGGATAAATACTGGGTTCATACTGGGAGGATGTGTATTTCTACTGGCTCTCTTTTCAATATAGTAGCTAGTTCATACCCGTTCTTAGTTTGCGTGATTGCTCCCTTATCTTTCAATCTTTTCACGTAGTTATTAAGGGTATTGTGGTCCTTAATTCCTAGCTTTTCCGATATCTTCTTCTTATTTGCTGGGGAGCATAAGTTAACAGTCTCGCTTGAATCAATGAATTCAGCTAAGACTTTAAGCTCTGTGTCTGTTAGCTCTAGTATCCCGTTAAATATCTGGAGAAATTTCTGGGTCGTATCCGTCTTGATTACGATCCTCCGTACTTTCTGTTGATTCTTCATTTGTAATTTGGATTTTAGCTCGTCCTTCGACTATCTTAATCTTGCATCTCTTAGAGTAACTGTTAAACTCTTCTACATGATCGTCTATATTCTCTCTAGTTATTAGAAAAGAGAGAAATACCTCCAATTCCTTGGCGGCTTTTACGATCTCATCCGTTACCTTACTCCCTGAGTCTGCTTGTTTACGAAGGGAGTCAAAGTCAGCTAGGGATATTGTTACTGTCCCTACCATTTTTATTTGTTAATTACCCCAAGAAGCATGAATTCGTTTACCATTACATACTGAGTTCCCTCAACATCGATGATTACGCCTTCCGTGTGCGGGTGCACGTATACGGTGTCTCCCTCTTTAACCTGTTTACATTCAGGTCCAACTTTAATGGCTTCGAGGATGTTAGACTTTAGTGAATTAGCAGCTTCGTCTGATAGAAGGATTCCGCTGTCTGTTACTTTCTTGTGTGGGATTGGGAGTACTACCCAATCTCTGGTCGGATTAAAGTTCATATTACGTTTGGTTTTATGCAAATGTAATAGGAATCTTTATATAGTCAATACTTTTATTAAAAAATAGCAAAATAAGCTGTAGTCAAGGCTAGACCCCCTACTCCGATTGTTAGGATGGTGTTCTTTAGCTTAAGGACTTTGACTTGCTTTTTAAGATCGTTAACTTTATTCTCATTTTCAGTCTTAAGCTTAGTCTCTATTGCTATTTTATTCTCATAAACTACCTGCAGGTCTTGGATACTAGTAGCTTGTACCCCAGTTATCTTTGAGTAATAGTCTAGTTTCTCTTTCTGAATATTGTACAATCTCTCCATCCTGGTAGCGGCATCGTACCAGTACATCATAGAACTAAAGTTAAGGTTAATTAAGCTCGTTTGGTATGTTGATAGTACGGGAAAAGAATCCTGCTTTAAGGAGGGAGTCCGAAACTTTAAGGACTTCTGCGAGCTTGCGGTTAGCACCACGAGCATCAGCATTGAGGATATTATAAACCTCTTGATTGTAGTATTCATTGACAATGGATTGTTTGTTAATTATCGTATCTGACATAATATCTAACGAATCTATCTTAAGGTATAGAGAATCAATTTTAATTGAGTTCTCCATTACCTCTTTCATTAGACTATCATTTATCTGCTCTAGTCTATCTTGCAGTGGGTCACTATTCTCCATTCTGCAAGTCTTAATTGTAATAGCTATCCCTATAAGCAACAGTATAGCTGATATTACTTGGATTATTTTAACTGCTACGCTTTTTTCCATCTTGTTATGTGTAAGTTTCTTGATAATGGACGTACCTTTCTAAATACTCCATCTCCTGTTCTTGAATCTCTAGTCCCTCTTTCGTTAGTATTTCCTTCTATGGTTCTAACTGAGTGCTTCCCTATAAGCTCTACTACGCCTGTGTGCCCGATACCTTTGTATCTAGTTCTATCATAACCATAGCTTAAGGTCATGATTAACACGTCCCCTGGG